CTCGACGTGCTTGAGGAGGCGTTCCTGTTCGGTACGGGCTGGATGCGGACCTCCATCCTCAATCGGCAGGAGATGAGGCCAGGCATCGCAACGGTGCAGGTCTACAGCGACCCGCAGCAGGCGATGGCTGCGGCGATGGCGGGTATGCAAACCATGCGAGAGGTAGTTGCGCTTCGCCCCGAGATCACAAGCCACATCGACTGCCGGGTGCGTCACGTCCGCTCTATGTTCCCCGACCCGCTTTGCCGTTTCGGAGCACCGGAGATGAGGTACGTTATCGAGCGGTTTGAGTGCGACCGCGAGGAGATCGAAGAACTTCACAGGCTGGGCGTCTACGACTCGATCGACGACATCGGCGAGGGGATGCGCGACAGCGAAGACCACTACCGCACCGAGCGGTGGGATCGAAGCCAAACCAAGCGTAAGCGAGACACTGTCCAGGAATACACCGGGAACCTGTACAAGGACGGCGAGCTAGCCTGCCGCAACTGGGTGGTGACTGTCGTAAATCAGCGAGCGATCACCCGCATCGGGCCCGCGCCGCTCTGGACGGGCAAGTCTCGGTACACCTGTGCGGTTCCGCTACCTCGCCAGGATGAGCCCTGGGGTGAGAGCCTGATCGAGGCCGATGCGGTTGTCGAGCATGAGATGAAGTCGCTTCTCGACCTTATGGTCGACGACGTGAAGTTCAGCGTCTTGGGCGCGTTTATGGTGGACGAGTCGCGCAGCGCCGAGCCTGAACCGATCACCGGCATCGAGCCCGGGCGCGTCTACGCCGGCGACGGCCCATTCCTGCAAAAACTGTCGTTCCCTTCTCAGGCCAATGGCGCATGGCCCCTGCTCACGCACCTTCAGGGGATCGGTGACAAGACCACCATGGTCAACGAGTTTGCGGCGGGGTCGCCGTCTTCTCGCGGGCGTCCGACGGCGACCGAGGTGCAGAGCAAGACGCAGTCCAGCACGGGCCACATTCACAACGTCGCCCGCTCGCTCGAGGAGGAGTTCCTCGAGCCGACGCTGACGCTGATCTACGAGTACCTCCTACAGTTCGGCTCTGACCTCACGCCGGAACTAAACGAGCTTGCACAGACGGTGGGCGGAGTCGGGCAACTTACCGACCCGGTGCAGCGGTTCAAGCTACTCGACGTTCCATTCCGATTCCAGGTGCGCGGAATATCAATGTTGGCAAACCGCGAGTCGCTGCAACAGCGCATCATGCAAGTCATGCAGATGGGCCAGCAGATGGGGATGCCCCCGGTCGATCAGGTGAAGCCGTTCTACACGCTCATCTCTTCGATGGGCTTCGCTCCTGAGCAGTTGGGGTACTCTGCCTCGCCGGAGCAGTATCAACAGTATCAGCAGCAGCAACAGATGCAGCAACAGATGCAGCAACAACAGCAGGAACAGGGGGGCGCACCGGCGCAGCCTCCTCCGCAGCAAGCTGGCCCCCCGGTGGGTGGTGGGGGGTCTCTACCGGCTCCACCGGCGCCTCCTTCCGCTCTCGGTTCGCCGGGGGGGCCAGCACCTACCCCTGACCAGCAAATGAATTTGGCCCGCAGCAGGGTTCCGATCGTCTAGGGGGCAGCGGTGATCGTCGACCCGACGAATGAGGCTCTCGAGCGCATCCACGCAAAACTCGAGCGGCTCGTCGAGATCGAGAACGCTCGGTCGAACGACGTATACCTGCCTTTCCACGATGTTTCGACGATCACTGGCACTAGCCTATTAAGTGCTTGGACGCCTAATCCAGGGCAGCGGTTTCGGCTAAAAGGTTTTGACGTGACGGTGATCGTGGACACCGACATTGCGGGGACTGACCCGGTTGTCTTCGGCTTTTGGGACGATTCGGTTTCAGACCCGATTGCGCCGGTGACAGGATTTCAGGCGAACGATCCCGAGGGGATGCTCTTCAATGTCTCGAAGACGTTGGGTGAGGGCGTCCCCTCGGGGGCCGCAGATCGCGTGCTTAAACTGGGCTGCAACGCGACGATCGGAGCCGGCGTGCTGCACGTCTTCGGCATCGTCTGGGGAGACCACTTTGTTCTTTAGGGCTATTGCTCTTGTCGTACTGCTTTCGACCCCGGCCTGGGCGGGGGTTGCCCGGGTCTGGGACTCGAGCGCGAGCAACATCTCCCTGTTGCGCTGCGCGTCGGACGACACGCTCAACGCAAGTGCGTGCTCGGCTACTACTGCGTGCAAAACCGGCACGGCGACTCCGTCCAGTTGCGCAGTCGGCGAGTGCTTCTTCGACACCGATGCGTCCGCCGGCCAGAATCTATTCGGCTGTACATCGGCAGACACCTGGACGTTGCTGGGAGACGGCACGGGGGCCACTCCCCCATTCGATCACGGGTCGGAGCTAACCGGCCTCGGGGACGATGATCACACGCAGTATTTCCTGCTCGCCGGTCGAAGCGGAGGGCAGACGGCAAGCGGGGGCACCGTTGCCAGCGACGACTTGACGCTCGACGCGAACACAGCGGCGAATGACGGCCAGATTGTTTTACAAAGCCAGGTCGAGCTATGGAGCAACTTCCCTGACCTTACTGCTTCGGACCAGTCGGCGCTCGTTTTCAGTGGAGACTTCGACCAGTCCGGTGCTGCCGTGGACAGCCGCATTCTTGATTTGAGTGGGACGATCCACGTCGGGCAGGCTTCGGCAGGGTTTGCCCGATCGGTGGGCATTGCGGCCCGGACAACGCATTTGCGCGACGACGCGACTTCGGGCGGGGCTACCGTTCCGCTTGCAAACGCGGTGGTGGCAGAAATGCTTCTGCAATCGACCGTTGCCGAGCCCCCATCTCTCTTGCGAGCCTTTGAAGACTCCTCAACCGTCGAGCACTCGTCTTCGGATACGGTCTCAGGGGCTGGAGCCGATCATGTAAGTTTCTTTGCGCAGCCCCGAATTAGGGAGAGTTCAACGGGTTCTTTCACCGAGAACAGGAGTCTTGTTGGGTTCCTGTACGCGCCTCGCATTGATGCGGCAACGGGCGGAACTGTGACGGCAAGCGAACTTGTGGGAGTCCGAATCGCAAACGAGACCACCTCTGGTGCCGGAACGTCGGGCGTGACCAAGAAGATCGGCGTTGAGATCCCCTACCTGACCGGGGCTGGCCCGCACTACGGATTGATCAATGGCGGCGCAACGGTCTGGACTCCACAGGAGTATTTAGCATTCGACTCTACTACTCTGCCGCACTCCGGGTTCTACCAGACCGACTCAATTTCGTCGACGATCGTTTCGGTGCGCCCTGCGGTTGGGTTCTCCTTCGCGGACGCCACACTAAGTAGCACGACTGCCTTTGCTGATGGTTCTCCCGGGCAGTGCTTCTGGCTTCTGAATCGGGATGCGGTTCATACGTTGACCGTGCCGCACGGGGCCAACACGAAGAACTTGGGAAGCACGTCGGTTGTCCTAGATCCGGGCGAGGCGGCGCAGTGGTGCTTTCTGACATACTGCACCAACGCGGCGTGTTCTACTGCTCAGGATTGGGTGCAGACCTGGGCCCCCCCCGCTGCTGGCGGCGGTGGCGGCGGTGGTACTACGGTCTATGCGGAGGTCAATTTCGACGGAGACCTGAATTGCGGCGGGGGTACAGTTTACCTCGGCCAAGCCGGGTGCAACGCGACGCGCACAAGTACGGAGTGGAGCGTCCCTACAACGCTTACCGTCAAAGAGTTCTGGTGCATCCAGACAACGGACGGCTCCTGTGATTTTACGGCAACTTTAATGAACGGGGGCACCGCAAGCACAAACCTGACCGTCTCTCAGACGGTCGATCTTCAGACGGCTTACGCCAGCTATCCCTCTGGCGAGAGCTTTGCGTCGACCTTGGCGGTTCGGATCGTCGATGACGGGGCTCAGGCGTGCTCTACAAACGCCGAGTTTCATTGCACGGTGCGCTACGAGTATTGACCGCACCGCGATTTGCCCTTATTTGCGCTCAAAAGTGGCGACTTTGCACGAACTTCAAGCCGTTGACGATCAAGTCACCCGAGCGGCGGCTCAAGCCCCGAAAACGCATCAAGAGGCGTTTCTCACCTACTTTGTGAGGCGCCGCGAGCAACTTTTGGCTGGCCTTGGAGACACGGCGAGCACCTTCGAGGCCGCGAGGATTGCCAAGCACGTCCGTAGCCTCGACAAGCTGGTTGCTGCCGGCGGCATTTCGCTGCCAAAGCGACGTGCGCTAAAGGGAGCAAAGCCGACCCCGGGCTCGACCGGCCCGGAGAACCGACTGCACCTTTCTCGGCTCCTTTGCCCCGACGGATGGCAGGAAACCGTTGCAGGGCCGTTCTCCGCTTTGGCCGACGAAGCCCTGAAGCGGCTGATCGAGGAGGAGAACGTCGAGGAGAATCTTGCGCTCTACCTCGAGACGACGAAGTTCCTGCGATACTTGAACGCAGTCGAATCAAACGGACGCGCAGCAAACGCCGAGTTGTTGCGGAAACGAAAGGTGGCATTCAATGGCTGAATCCGAGCAGCCGCAGAACGACCAATTCCAGAAGTATCTCGAGGATTTCGAGAGACGCCAGCAGTCGCGGGACGCCTCGATGGCGGAGATCCAGCGCAACCAGCAGGCAATCGCCCAGCACCTCGCGCAGCAGACCCAAGCGGCCCAGGCACCGAAGATCGCGCCAGTGGAACAGTCGAAGGTGGACGAGCGGCTCCTGCGAGAGTTCTTCGAGAATCCGACACGCTGGGTCGCGGAGTTGTCCGAGGTCCAGCGCAATCAGAGCAAGCAGTTGGTCGACCAGGCCCTGTTGCAGTACGAGCAGAACCGTCGCACACAGGACGATTACCAGCAGTTCTGGGGTGGCTTCGTCCAGCACAACCAGGATCTTGCCGATTTCCTGCCGATGGTGCGTGCCGTTTTCGATCAGACTCCCGGGCAGACCGCGAGCGACCGGGCAAACACCGCCGCAGCCAAGGTAAGAGAGTTGGTCGAGGCCAAGCGAGCAGCAGCAGTCGACGAAGACCGGCGCACGGGCCAGCAGGCGCGAATGACCGGCAGCGCGAACGGTCGGGGCACTCCGGTGCGACCCGCCGAAGAGCGCGAAGTGGATGCGAAGCAGTTCTTCGACGAAGGTATTGCTGAACTCCAAGAGTGGAAGAGTAAACGCATGATCTACGGCTAGCGCCGTTCCTTTTCTCCCCGTGACCGACGGGGGGGTCACAACGCCGATCGGAGTCAGAGGATGCTATTATGGCCGGAGGCCAGACTTTTAGCGTCGCATCGTCGATCGGCAATTTTGCTACCCAGAAGCTGACCAAAGAGGTTCGTGCTCTGGGGCAGCCGATGATGAGGTGGCGGCAGTTCACCCGGGTTGAGCCCGCCTTTTCGGCGCGTCAGTCCGACACGCTCCTGTTCCCCAAGCGACTCAACGTACAGGCCGACCCTTCGACCGGCGCGATCGTCCCCGAGAGAGCCCCGATCCCGAGCACTGGGTACTCGACGCTCCAGGGGCAAGTGATCTGCCAGAAGACGGCTATCAAGATCCCGTACACGCTCGAGGCGACGACCTACTCGGAGATCGACCTCGACCAGCAGAACAAGGAAGCCCTGGCTGATTTCCTCGCCAAGGCCCTCAACTACCGGACCTTCCGGGCGTTTGAGGACTCCAACGTCGTCTACACGGCGACGGGCGACACAACTACTCCGGCGGCCACCTGGTCGACAAACGGCACCCCGGGCGCGGCATCCACTCGCGACATCGAACTCTTCGATCTGAAGAACATTGTCGACGCGCTTAAAGCAGGCAATTACGGTGGAGCCGCTTCGGCCCCTGTCGCTCCCTACGATGGAGCGAACTACCAGCAGATCTGTTCTGTGTCTGCGGCACGCGCATATCGTGACGATCCTGAGTTTGAGGAAGCGGCGCGATTCGGAGACCCGGCCCGCATCTTTGCGGGCGAGGTCGGGCGCATCTACGGGGTGCGAACAGTCGAAGACAACCACATTCTTGGCGATACCCCTGCTGGTCATAAGGGCGAGGCCATGATCTTCGGCAAGGATCCGGTGATCGAGATCGTTGCGCTGCGCGAAGAAGTCCGCATGGAACAGCCGGCAGAACTCGGCACCGACATGGCAATCGGCGCGGTCTACCTGGGTGGGTTCAGCATCGTGTGGGCCTACAACGCCGTCACCGAACCCGACAACCGCATCGTCCGACTCACCTCGGTTGCGTAATAATCTGCGCGATAGAAGGAGAAAACAGAAATGCAATTTGGAAAGCAGAACTTCGTCGCCAGCAGCGATGCAGTGGCTGTGGGGTCCACCGCTACGGGCGGCGATATTGTTTTTGAGATTTTCGCCGGCGGCAATGGTGTCGTCTTGAATTCGGTGGCTTTTACCCCTGTTGTTCTCAATACTGCCACTGCACAGGTTATTAGGTTCTGGCGGCGTCCGAAGGCAGGAACTGCAACGGACCAGCGGGCAGTCACAATCAATGCCGCAGACGGAACGGGGGCGACAAGCATGACCGTCCCGACCGACCAGGCAGCGGGCGACGTGTTCCGCGTCTACTTCGGCGGAGATGGGGACGAGGATCACGTTCTCAATCCAGGCGAGAGCTTGGCGGTCGAGTTGGACGTGGCAGGAGGCTCCGCCTCGACCGGCGTCTTCACCGTCCACGGCTATCAGTTTGAGGTCGGCGCTGCGGTTCCGGTCAAGGGTGGGCTCAACGGGCTCACCGGAGATCAGGACAAGCCCAACTCAAACGGCGCAGGCAACATCCGCAATCTGGTCGGATGATGAAAGGCGGGAAATCCGCTGAGAGTTCTGCCGGGACTTTCGCTCAGATGAGAGCGAAAGCCCGGCAGGGCCGTCTGGCCGGCAAGCGATACCCGAAGGACGAATTCGGTAAGGGCCCGATGCCTCGAGACGTGACACCCAAGCGGGTAGTCTCGGCGGCAGAGGTTCGCGCTCGGGCAATGGGCCTCAGCAACAAGAAGCCCATGAAGACTCCGCGCACGGGCCACGATCCGATGGTCTACCAGAACGGCGAGAAGAAGAAGCCGCCGCAGTTTATGTGATCGTGGCGACGCTCGCTCAGTTGAGAGACCGTGTGCTGGCAAACCTCGATCGGGAGGATGCCAGCGCAGCGGAGCAGACCAGGGTAACGGATTACATCAACGAGTTGATCCGCGAAGACTTGGCACAACTCCACAACTGGGCGTTCATGGAGCACGAAGAGGACATCACCTCGGTGGATGGGCAGGAGGACTACGCCTTCCCTGACACGGGCAGCGGTGAGCTATTTAAGGACTGTCGTTTCCTTCGGTTTCGGACTACCTCTACGGAGGAATTTCGCGAACTGACGGAGATCCCGGTCCGCGTGCTAAACCAAAACTTCCAAACCCAGGTCGAAGGGCAACCGACAGTATTCGCTCGGGTTGGCAATTCGTTTCGGGTGCGGAGCGTTCCTGACGCGAGCACCTACACGTTTCGGGTCTCGGTCTGGGAGTATCCGGCGGCTCTTTCAGCAGACGGGGACACCAACGACTTCACCCTGTACTACCCTCGCCTGATCGAGTTCGGCGCGACGGCGCGGGGCTTCCTGCATTACGGTGAGCTCCAGGCCTCAGGATATTGGTCCTCGAGTTTTGCAAACGAGCGAGACCGAGCGATCAAGATCGACCGCCAGCGTCTTGCGCCGAACGAGCGCACCCTAGTGCCAAGCACCGCAGCCGGTCGGCCCGGCGTTGCAACTGTGCGAGGCCCCCGCCATCGCACCGCACCATTCTCCTGGTGGACGTAAATGCAGTCTCAAGACGGGCAGATCATATCGCTCGGCCCGTTCGGTGGACTCGACGGGACACGTTACGCTGACTCTCTAGGCCAGCCGAGCAATCCTCTACCGCAGCGCGGGGGATACAACGTGCAAGCAGTCGATGGGGAGTGGTGGAGTCGGGCGGGATACGCCTGCGAGACGGCAGGCACTCGGCAACGGTGGGGATCGGTGCCGTGGCGGTGGGCGATCCAAGATCCGTCACTCCCAAGCTCGGTAATTCTTTGCTCGCCGGATCACATTTTCCAGTATCGACCTGGAACTGACCGGCTTATACCGCTTTACGCCGAGCAAGTGACAGAGTCGATCTCGTTCACGAACGGTTCGCGGACCGCAACTTCGACGAGCACCTTGAAGGTCGGCGACTTTGTTCTTCTTCTGCCCGACTCGGATGAAGCATACACCATCACGGCGGTCTCGGGCACTACCATCACGCTCGAGCGCCCCTACGAGGGGGCGAATGGAGCAAAAAGCTGCCGCGTCTACGAGTCGCTACGAACGACGCTGAACGGCGGAACTGGCGTAGCGGTGCAGTATGTCGCCGATTTGTATCGGGGCACCGGATCGACGAATCACCTCGCAAGCGGCGTCGGCATCATCGAACAGCTCGTCGAGCATTCGGCTGGCTCTCTTCATGGCTCGAGCCCGGATCTCGTAGCGGGACACCGCTACCTTGTCATGGCGCACAGTCTCTTGAGCAGTCCGGTTGCTATCGACCTTGATGACTCAAGCGGCACTCCGCTTTTCAACTGGGCGTATACCCTTGCTTACGGCGGGGCCGCGATCACCAACCCCAAGCTGCTCGCAGTCCACAAGAACCGTGTCATGATCACAGGTGACGACCCAAATGGTGAGTACGGCGAGAAGACCATTTGGTTCTCCTGGCCGAATGACCTTGGGTTTTGGCACTCAGGACTGTCGACTGGATTTTCCGTAGGCAACTATCAGACATTCGACGGGCACACGAACCACATCACCAGCCTCAACTCGCTAGGAAACAGTCTGGTCGTTTACCGAGAACGGTCGATTGAACTGGGCCGGCCCAGTGCGTCCCCGAGTGCGCCGTTCTCCTTCTCGTCCCTTAAAACCAACGTCGGATGCGTTTCCTACGGCAGCGTCGCGGAGGCCGCCGGACGGCACTTCTTCTGGTCGAGGGAGGGCCCAATGGAGATGACCGAACAGGGGCCGGCACCGATAGGCACCTCGTTGCGAACTCTCCTGAGTGAAGATTTCGACCAGGGCATCTTGCCAATCGTCGACGAGCAAGCGGGGCGCATCGCGTGGCACCTGACGAGCGACCGCCATCGACTAGTCTCTACTCCAGCCTACGCAAGTCTTCAGACAGGTGACGAGCAGGGCACCTACAGCAATAACGTGACTTCGCTTGTCTACGACTATCAGAGAGGTTCGTGGTGGTGGGAGGACCGGCAGAACTGGTGCGGAAGCAATATCCCCGGGTCCGAGAAAGAGGTCTATTTCCCGATCCAAGACGGCACCGTGTTGAAGCTCGACCGGGACGGGGCGAAGGACGCAGACGACACTGGCCCCAACGCAAGCGCCGTGGACGCTCTGGTCCAGACTCCATGGATGCGGTTGGGCGCACCGAACCGGCGCACCATGATCCGCCGGATCGTTATGGGGCTGCGCAGCTTCAATTCTAACCCGTCCGGGCGTGACGAGTTTACTAACGTATGGGGCGCACCGGGCGATACTCTGCACCTCGGTACTCTCGATATCTACTGCGACCACGACGCAACCAATGTTCAAGCCAGCCAAGACGTGTCGATCACGGGCAACGAGATGCTGGCCTATGCCTACGATGAAAACTGGCAGTTGCCAATCCTTGAGTTCGTCCTGAACGGACTGCGGAAGAGCGCGATGACCTACAAGTTCGTTTTCCGCAATGCGTTGAGCGCAGCAGCAACCGCAGCAGGCCACACGAAAGCCCCGTTTCGAATTGCCTTCATCAACGTGTCGGTGACGCAGGGTGAGGGCGACAGGCCGGAGTTTTGGCGATGAATGACCCCTATTCGAGGACACCTCGACGACGCACCCCCGTGGGCGGGCGCGAACCGTACTCGCCCGAAACGATGGAAGGACTGCGAGCGATAGCCGGCCTTGACCCTGAGGAACTCGCGGACGCAGCGCGGCAGCAGGGGATTGAGCCCTATCCCAACGGTCAGCCCGATCGAGAGACGCCGCGCATTATCCCAAAACCGCATATGCGGTCGAAAGAGTATCGTGAAGAGCGGGCTGCGGCAGCCAAGGAACGTCGCCGGGAATGGCTAAAGAAGCTCGAAGATTATCGGAACCCCCCCAATCCCCAGCCTCCCTCCAATTGCCCGCCACCTTGGATCTCTCCACGCCCGCCAGAGTGCGACGAAGATTACGAGCCGCCCGATCCCGGACCCGGTCCCGACCCCGGACCCGGCCCCGACCCCGACCCCGGCCCCGGGCCTGACCCTGACCCTGACCCCGATCCCAACCCCAACCCTCCGCCGGGCCCGGCCCCTGATTACGGTCCGTTTGGGGCGGGGTCTCCCTACGCCGGGCAAGACCCGTTCTCAAACCCAGCAAACCTACCCTACTACTGGACTCCTGACCTCGGATATAGCCACCTCTACGCTCCCCCGTGGGGAAGCGGTTACGGTGTCCCCACGCAGCAAGAGTATGGCGGTTACGCTCCTGGGACGTATGGGAATTACTACCTTGACCAAGGGAATTGGGGAGACCCTTATCAGCCCCCGCAATCGCGGGCTGCCGACCCGAGCGCGGCGATGACCCCCTACCCCGCAAATACTTATGGGTCTACTTATTATGGGACAGGCTATTCGAGCTACGGCTACCCGAGCTACGGCTACGGCTACCCGAGTTACGGCTACGGATACTACTAGGAGCGACAAGAAATGGCGTACAACAATTTCGGTGGATATGGCGGTGCCGGATCTCAAAAACGCGCAAAGCGGATGATGGGCGGCGACTACATGGGGCAACAGGCTGGCGACGGCATTTACAACTTTGCTTCGAGCCAGCCCGCCGAGCCCGCCGGGTTTGGAGGCAAAAAATTTCGACTCAAAGACAAGTGGCCCGGGAAGACTAGCTTCGGCGATCGTCCCGAACGCCCCCCGTATGGGGATGGCCCCGCTATTCCTCCCAGCCGCCCACCGTCTTACAAGCCTACCCCCGTCGATCCTCCCAGCCGCCCGCCGTTTCGACCTGGTCCCGTTCTGCCGAGCGAGAATGACAAATCTTACGGTGGCTATTTTGGCCGATACTCCAAGCCTACTCCGGTAGGCCCGGGGATGCCGATGCCTCCCGAAGCTCAGGGGGGTGGGGCTACTCCCGGTGGGGGGGCTGCTCCGGGGGTCGAAGCGGTCCAGCCGATGCGGCCGCCGCCGCCGCGCACGGCAGACCCGACCGACCGCCGCGCACAAATAGATTCGAATCGGCAGGCTCTGAACGACTTGCTTGACCGTGAAGGCATAGAGCGCCCGCAAAGCCCGCAAGTGCGCCCGCCGCGCACGGTAGACGAGCGCCGCGCAGAAGCGGATTTGAGGCGGCAGGCACAGCGCGACGCTCGCGACGCTCGTCGCAATGAGCGTGAAGACCTTAAGCGCCCGCAAAGCCCGCCGGCAGAAGCGATTGGTGGAGGCCCGGTCGAGACGGCCCCCGCTGCAAGTCCAGATCGCAGGGTTTTGGCCCCAGAAGAGGGCCTTCCTCCGGGGGCCACGCTCATGTCTACTATGAGCATTCCCCCGCAGTATTTCTACCAAGATCCAGAAACCGGACAGGGTGTTTCTGTCCCTGAAGGACACCCAGCAATCAAAGAAGCGAATGGTGGAGGCCCGGTCTATGACATACATATGGGCCTGCCCTCGAACGCGACTCCGTCTAATGACCCGAGGTTTTCGTCTCCAGCCGGGCCGGTCTATCCCGAATCGCCCGGCGCAGCACTGCGCTTGGACATACCCTCGAACGAATTTCTGAATGGTCAGATACCAGTCGATGACCCGCGCCTGAGACGACTTGAAGCACTGCCGGGTCGTCTACCCCAGCCGCTGGAGATGCCCTACCCCGGAATGCGACCGCCTCCGCCCCAGGGCTACAACTACTTTGACGGGTCGCGGCAGGCTGGCTTCGGTCCTTACGGCATGAACCCTTTCGGGATGCGCGGGATGGGCGGCATGGGCGGCATGGGCGGCATGGGCGGCTACGGCATGGGCGGAATGCCCGGAATGGGCGGGATGCGCGGCTACGGGATGGGCGGCTACGGGATGGGCGGTTACGGCATGGGAGACGGACCCCTGTCGCTCCTGGTCGGCGGGATGGGCGGCTACGGGATGGGCGGTTACGGCATGGGCGGTTACGGCATGAACCCCTACGGCATAGGCGGCTACGACCTACGCGACCGGAGCAACTACGGAGCATAACCCTGATGGCTTTTCCCTATCAACCGCAAGCTGCACCGCCCATGAGCCCGCAGGGGCCGATGGGACCGCCGATGGCTGCGCCGCCGATGGGGCCGCCAATGGGACCAGGACCGATGGGGCCGATGGGTGGGCCCCCAATGGGACCGATGGGGCCGATGGGCGGACCGCCGATGGGGCCAATGGGGCCGATGGGCGGACCGCCGATGGGACCGATGGGACCGATGGGTCCGATGGGTCCGATGGGTCCGATGGGTCCGATGGGTGGACCGCCGATGGGTCCGATGGGTCCGATGGGTGGACCGCCGATGGGACCGATGGGGCCGATGGGACCGATGGGGCCGATGGGTGGTCCACCGATGGGGCAGTATAGTGCGGATCCGCAACCGTACTTGGCTCGTACTGATGGTTTGCCGCCCACTGCCACAGCGGCCCAACCGCAGAACTTAAGCGGACCACCCATTATCGATCTTGACCCCGAGGCTAAGGGGGTAATGGGCGACAATCAATATTACGACCCCGAGGACGTGACCGCTCAGAACCAGCGGTTTCTTATGAGTTTGATTTTGGGGGTCAATCCTTCAGGAACTCACATGGCTGCGGAGGGGCTCTTCGGGGAAGATCCCTTCTCGATGATGAGGAATATGATGGCGTCCATGATGGACCCGTATGGTCAGAACCGTGGCGGTCTGCCCGGGTACACCGCCGACCATCGAATCCTTCAGGACATCGCTCGGCAGAAGGTTTTGGGACAAAACGCCGAGGGTGCGCTGGGGCTCGGATTTACCGAGCAGTTTGGCTACGGGAGTGACCCCTACGCCAGACTCATGGATCGGATTAACGGGCAGGGCGCTCAAATCGCTGCCCGGGACGATCAGGGCAATTTCGACGAGTTCACTGGGACCGAGGCCCAAACCGCCATAGACCTAGTTTACGGAGATTTTCTGGACCCCGACACAGACGGGAACGTCGTCAACCAGTACATCGGCGTCGGAAACGAACTGACAGACAACGTCACCGACGTGAACGACAGCTTACTTTCCGGCACCGAACGCGCAGGCGAAGGTCTTGTCCAAAGCATGGGCAAGCTAAACAACCGCTACGAGAAGACCCTGCTCAACAGCATCAACGCCGAAGCGCAGAAAACCCTCGCCCTCCAATCTCCCGAACTTCAAGCGCAGATGGAGATGGCTGGGCTTGGACGGTCTGGCGCAAATCAGATGCTGCAAGGCTCGCTCGCTCAGGAGATCATGGGGCAAGCGAACCGAGACAAGTACCGCACCCTCCAGCAGTTTGCCGACACGGGTCGGGGCTTGGACGCACAGGCTCAGTTGGCGAGCTTCGACGCAACGCGGGGGGCGCTCGGTCAAGCCGCCGGGCAGGGGCTCCAGGGTGCGTTGAGCCAAGCCAACCTAAGTGCGCAGGGGTTGAACGAATTCGGAAACCTGACTGCAAATGCAATGGGTCAGAGGATCAACTACCACCTGGGCGGACAGCAAAACCAGCTAAACGCAATTCAAGCCGAGATGGCAAGCCGGCAGAACGCGACAAATCAGTTGATGCAGCTTTACGGTCTTGGCAACGCAGAGCGCCAGCAACAGCTTAATCAGATGGGAATGTTCGCTGGCATGGACTTCGACCTGGAACGCGCTCGTCAACAGAATATGCAGAACATGGCGATGCTCCCCCTCCAGTACCTGATGACAATGGGCACCGGCACCACCAGCGGCGGTTATCGGCCTGCCAGTCCGGGCCCGAGCCCCTTCGCGCAAGCCGGCCTAAACATGGGTGCTCAGATGTTTGGAAACATGATGGGCGGTGGCGCGGTGCCTCAGCCGACCTATCCAATCTACAACTCAGCGTGATGGAGATTCGGCCCGCAGTCTTGGCAGATGTGGCAGCGGTAACGGATCTCATTCGATCCGCCTTCGACCTCATGCCTGCCGACCAGAAGATGCGCGAGGAAGCGACCGTGGCGCTCGCGTGCGGCGCAATCGCGCAGAACGAGCACCTTTTGCTGGCGACGGTTGGAGATGAAGTGGTCGGGGTCTGCTGCTGGGTGCCGTTCCCGGGCAACCGCCGATGGGTCATGGCAGCGGGAACCTTCGTTGACCCAGACCACCAACGGCAAGGGATCGGAGCAAAGCTCTACGATGCGGCGCTGCGCTATTTCACCGCGCTCGGGGCTGAGACCGTCCTTGCGTCGGTCAGCACCGCGAACACCGGAAGCATGAAACTTCTTGTCGAGGCCGGGTTTGAAGTAACCGGGCTCGAGATGACACGCCACCTGGGCGACCGGAGGTCCGATGGAGAGTGAGTTGCTCACCGCATTCCTCCTTGCGGCAGCCGTCGGCACCGTCGGAACGGCAGGGATCAAAACTCTCGTCAATGTGGCGAAGGGCGACTATCCCTGGGAAGACCCGCTGGGGTTTCTGAAAGATATCACGATCGACAGCGTTCCGGTGGTCGGCCCTTTGGTCGAGACCGCTACGGAAGGTGGCAACTGGGGGGTTGCGGCTGGCTCGTCGGTTCTGGGCGGACTGGGCTTGGCTGCCGGAACGTCCGCCGCTGTCGAGGCCAGCAAGGCCGGAGCGCAAGCTGGGGCCGAGGTTGCGAAGCAAGCCGCTACGACCGCGGGCGACGTGGCCGTGGAGGTCGGAGAAGAGGTCGCAAAGACCGGGACAGACCTGATCGGCACAGTCGGCGAGTCTGTCGGCACGAAGGTGGGGGAGTTTGTCACGACCCCTGCAGATTACGCCAAGGTTTCTCGGGGGCTCGCAGAGACTATCAATCGCCCAGCAGTAGAGGCATCCAAGGAGCTTTCCAGCACCCTCTCTGGGCTTCTCGGTGGCGAGGGGGCTTCCGCTACAGCAGGGGCCGCCGGAGGAGCGCCAGCCGTAGCGGAAGGAGCCGCGTCTGCGACCGCGCAGGCTACTGGGATGGCGGCGGCGCAGCCGGTTGCGCAGCCACCGTCGCTCTTTGAGAACGTCGTATCCCAAGTGAAGGCGTTTGACGACGTTGCGCTGGAAGTTGCCGACAGCGTCCCGTTCGGCAAGGACATATACGGAGTCTTGTCTGCTCCGATTCGCGGGCCGTACCAGAGTGCCTACAAAAGCGTGTACAGCGGCGCGTTCGATGCTGCGTCCGGTGGGCTCCCCATGCCGTCGATGCCCGCCCCGTCGATTGCGCCAGCAGCCGGAGGGATCCTCGACACTGCGCGGTACGCGATGTCGGGAGAGTTCGGGAATCAGGCTCGGCAGCTTGCGGCCCGTGCGGGCATGGGCGCGATCACCGATCCGCAACGCCCCGGGAGGGGAGCGGCGGTGGGGGCGGTCGGCAGCCTGGCAAGCTCTGCGGCGGGATATGGGTCGACGCTCTTGGGCGACCTCGCCCAGAATACGCGCCCAGCTTCCGACCCGCTCACCCCTGGAGCTCCGCCGGTCGCGCCGCAGTTCGGGTCGCAGCAAGCCTTGGAACAGAATGCGCTACGCGCCGGGATGAGGCAGTTCGCCTCAGACACCGCGTTTCGCACGGGGGTCCAAGGGGCGGGCATTCTGGCCCAAGGGCCGGTCACTCGCGCCCTCACGCCGCAGCAACCCATGCCCACACCCACTGACCCGTACGGTCGCGCAGCCTCTATGAGCTCACTGCCCGGGCGACGGAGATTTGTCTAGTGGGTCAGAGCAAGAAAATGCTCAAGCTCGGCGCGGCCACTCGTAGGCTTGCGCGGGGGGCGCTGAACCAGCAGCCGAACGAAAGCGGCGAGTACGCACCAGACCGCTTCCATTTGGACTACGCAGAGCCTGACTACGCCATCTTCGACACTTCGGGCGTGACGGAGGAAAACTGGAAAGACCTCTACCGTCGGATTGTGCGCCAGGAGGAGGGTGGCACCAGCAAGGAATACCGGCACGCCACTTACACAAAAGAGCGGCCCGTTTACAAAGCCTACAACGACTCGGTAGGAAAACTCACTGGAGGCGTTGGGCACCTGCTTCAGGGCCAAACACGCACAACGCTCAACGCCGAAGGGGAAGAGGTTGACTGGATAGACCCGGCAACAGGCAAGTCGCGAAAATGGCAAGTGGGCGATCCCGTGTCGCAGGAGCTTTCAGAAAAGTGGCTAGAGGAAGATCTACCCACATTTTCTGCCGCAGCAAAGGAGGTGTTGAGCAAGCATTGGGATGACCTCCCGGGTGAAGCCCGAGCCGCTTTTAGTGCGATGTTCTTCCAGCTTGGGAAAGCCAAGATCAAGAAAAAGTTTGTCAAGACGCTCAAAGCCTACAACGAGGACGACCTCGACCTTCGCAAAGTTGTCGCTAACCTTGCCGACTCGAAATGGGCGGCAGAAGATTCGACTAACAGATTTCTGCGCTTCGTCGACTACCTCGGGGTAGACACCGATGGGGAAGAAGTCGGTTATTCAAGTACTGCCTTCCTCGACGAGGACTCTCCGATGCCACAAAGCAACCTTACTCAGCTTGGTCAGTTGATCGCGCAACAGCGTAGAGAAAAACCGCCCAGCATCTTCGATGACATTGGCAATTTTATCAGCACCGGAGAGGACAATCTAAACGACTTCCTGCGCGAACTGACAGGGACATACAATCGCCCTCCCCAGCAATACCCAACCTCGCTCACGCAATACGCAGCCGGGATTCAGGGGCAAAAGCCCTCGTTCAATCCGATCTCTTCGCTGCTAGACGCGATTGAGTCTACCTCCAGTGGGCCGTTCATGGTTGGCGGCACGTCGCTGGACGAACTGCGCGGGACGGGGGCCTTCACCCCCATGACGGAGATGCCGACAAACCGCGCCATGTTCGAGCCTCTGATCCGCAACGAAAACCCGGCACTCGACTCTGTCTCTTCCGACTCGCCGCTAGGGAAATTCTCGATGAGCCTTGAGTTGCCCAGTCCGAGCACGATGGAGCAGGCCAAAGCTATCGGCGACTCGTTGCCGATGATCCGCGACCCGGAAGCGCCGGAGAGGATGACCAAGACGGTCAGCGATTTCGCCAACGCAGTCCTCGACCCGTACAGTTCGTTTGACCTCGAAATGAATCGCCCGTTTGAGGACGGCCCATCGGCGAAGTCCTCTCATGGCGAGGGCGAAGCAAGTGCGCTCCAAAGCGTGTTTGGTAACGTCGTACAGCAGGCTCAGAACAACGACTCGCCTGCCTACGGCATCGACACGCAGTCCTCTGCCGGACCCATGCCGTACCTGGACACGACGTTGTCAGCCCTGAAAGAAGTCTTGGGACTTCCCGTCCGGGTCGGGCTGAACCTTATCGACTCGACGCTGCTCCAGCCGTTGCAGGACGTTATGGGGCATCCGCTGTCCCAGGCGCGAGCGAACCATCAGGCGCAACTAGCTCGCATCCCCGGCGAGGTTCGGAATTCTCAGATCAAGGCCAATGCAATTCTGGAGATGATGTCGCCCGAACAGCAGGCTGAGTTTGAGCAGATGCTGTACCGCGCAGTGGGCGCGGCTGAGCCGCAGCCAAGCGTTGCGGTGGGACAGGGCGGTGCGGCGAGGCCGATCGGCTCTTGGTTGGAGCAGAACTTCCCGAAAGCCTACGAGGCGTATGTGGGCAGCGGAGTTTCCGAAGCAGACGAATACACGAACGCGCTCCAGAACGCCTTCGCCAAGGCCAATCAGTACGGGATCGATCCGAATCTGATCCAAGGGTTGCTCGCAAAACAAGGTCTGGCAAACAAAGCCCGGCAAACCCAGCAAAACAGCCAGAACGAGCAGCAGATCGAAATGCTGAAATTTATGATGGGCGCAGAGAAATCCGCAGCAGAGACAGCGAAACTCGAAGCCGAGACGGAGAACATCGCGAACATGAGAAGCCTAGCGGAGCGTAGACAAAAAACTGACGAGTTGGAGCTTGCTAACGAAATCGTGAACCGCCCAGCCCCCGGCAAAGAGCAAACTAAACTAGTCGCGAGGGGGCTCCTCGATCGGATCCTAGACGCTCAAGCAAAAGGCGAGGGGGTCACCCCCGAACTCGCCGGCGCGGCCAATGCGGCGCTAAAAGCACTTGGCTCAGACATCACTATCGACCCCGGCTCAAAGTCATCATGGCATTCGGGGTTCGACACCCCACCCTCGTTCACCTTCGGCCAGCAGTCACCTGCAATGCAGTTTGAGAACGCCGCCCGTCGCTAGTTATGGTCTCTCTCCCGCAAAATCTGGCTGCGCTACTGCCGCAGCCGGTTGGGCCAGCGGTCCCGCAGGCGGTCGGTCCACGGCCGAAGCCGCCACCGCTACCTGACCAGGGGCTGCCGTCGCTTGAAGAGATCTCTGCGGGACTGCCGGCGCTCGAGCAAATGTCTGCGCCACTGCCGACGCTTGAGCAGATGTCTGAGACCCTGCCGACGCTTGGGCAGCTAGCGGCAGGACTGGCCGCACCACAAGCAGCACCGCCAGACGACGAATTTCTGGCTCTCACAAAGAAGCTGGGCTTTGGCCCCGAGCGGCTGACGGAGGTGCGGCAAGGCGTCGAAACGTGGCTTGCAGGCCCGCCCGAACTGCAAAAGCACAAGAAGAACCAAAGCTACGCCAAGGTCTATTTGCAGAGCCGGGAAGTCCCTGCGGACATTGCCGACGCGATCGTTGCGTTTCAGTACGGGGACAAGGCCGGGCCGAACACCTGGGGTGGCCTGGGCGCGGGGCTGGCCGCAGCACTCGGCACGGGGGCGCTCGCTACCGCAGCGGCAGGATCCGCGCCTGCCTCAATCCCGGCTGCGCTGACGTTCCTCGGCGCAAACCTCCTGGGCGGCGCTGCATTTCGGGAGACGGCGAACTGGTACGACGATCTGCCCAACGTCTTCGACGCCATCTTCGGCGACGACACCGACATGGCCGAATACCAGAGGACCAACGTACATACGCCGACCGATATTATCATGGACGCGGCGTTCCCCTACGTCGCTCGCGGCGCGGGACAGCTCATGCGAGGCGTCGGCAGCATGATGAAGGGAGAAGCTGCGGCGCGGAAGGTGCTCGAGAAAACCTCGACTACCGGAGCCTTGACCCGGTCGATGGGGGGAATCATCGAAGACACCGCAGCCCGGCGCGATGCAATTCAGGAATTGCTAAGTCGCGGACCGAGCCTTGCGGGCCCAGAAGGCCCCGGCCTGGGGCAGATGACGGGCGCAAGCGAGGGGATGGGCTTTGCGCTCGACGGGCTTGAGCT